CAACTAGTAAGTTAGAACTTTTTGAAATAAATTTCATATATTTTTATTCATAATTAATTATATTCATCTTGGGAAGACCCTCTAAAGGGCCCTCCCATGTACTAAAGATAGACTATTCCAATTCTCCAATAAGAGCAATTATCGCAACAGCGGTAACAGTTCCATCAAAGAAGACAATCAATTCTTCATCAATGCCGGCTGTAATTTTTCCTTCTCCTGAAGCAAAAGTTAAGTCAGTTGCAGAATTATCAGTATTAGCTGCAGAATAAATTAAAGTTTCTACTGTTCCTTTTCTCTTGTAGATCTTTAAAGTATCTGTAGAAGCTGTGTTATCAACAGTATAACTGATTTGTCTAAGATGGACTCTATGTCCTTTAGGCATATCAAAGTTAGGACTAATTGGTGATAGGCAACAAGCTGCTGTTGCAGCTGCGCTAGTATCTGTCAATAGGTCATAACAAATGATACCATTTTCATCTGTACCAGCTGATACTTCTTCTTCGATGAAGAAGTCATCTGGGTTTTCGCTCCTTAGAGCATCGATAACAATTGCTTCGAAAATACCATCTGCATTAATAGCATCAACTAATGCTCCTAATGTTGAATAATTTGAAAACAGATATGTGTCTGTTCCACCGTCTGATGTGATATTAACTACGCTTGTAGCTTGAACTACTGTAACTGAAGTTACTGTTCCACTTCCAATATATCGCAATCTAACTGCGACAGCATTATCAGTTAAAACTTGTCTAACAATACCTTTTTGCAATAAATTTCTTACTTGCAATGAATCTTGTGAGGCCATAAATTTTTTCTTAAATTAGTTTGGTTAATAAGAGGTCAATAACCCGTGACTTTGTCGGGCCCCTTGCGGGAACCTCCCTGATTTATCGTCCCAGGGAGGTGAAGGACTAGACATCTAAACTAAAAAGGATGTCGAAACTAAACTATTGACTAGGATGTTACACCCTTCAATAGAGCATGTCGAGGAGCTTGCTTTCTTTCTAGACCAACTTCTGAGATAAATTGATCAATCTCACCATCTACATCTGGAGCTTGAACATTAGTTTCAAGTTTGGTATCTCTACCTTCCATGTATCGGTATTTGAAGCATTCCATGTCAAGAAGATAAGCTTGTCCAGCTAGGTCTTCTACGAACAATGGGTTATGAACAATATTAATTGTTCCAAATGCTGTCATCCATTCTGAGATCTTTACTCCATAAGTTGTATCTCCTGTCTTTGTCTGAATTTGTCCACGAGCGATTTCGTTAATAGCTTGAAGAACGATTCCACCTGCAAATAATACTTTTGTAGTATTTCCATATGTGAAAGCTTCTCTAAGAAAACTATTTAAATCAGGAGCAGTCAATGGACCACCTTGATTTTGAACAAACGATGTTCCTGCTGTTAGGAATTCATCGATTCCACCAGTGGCTCTTCGAGCATATGTAGAAGTATCAGAATTCTTTTGTCCAAACCAGAATGCTCTTTCAATATCAAGTGCATGTTCCGTACCTTTTTTAGCTCTTAGGTAAGGAAGATCTTTTCCACCATAAAGGCTTGCAGCTTTTTCAGTATTAGAGACTGCGATTGTAGTCTTAAAAATCTGAGTGTAATTACTTTGTGAAGTTGAACGTGTGACATTAGAGTTACGAGCTCCAGTGTTTTCAGCACTTACATTACCTACAATAAACAATCCGTCTCCAGCAGCTATAGAAGCAGCAGCAGTATCACCATAAGAATTAGTTATAGTAATAGTATTACCATCAGCGATGGCAGTTACTAAATTGTTTTCTCCAGTTCTAGCATTTCTTACAATGTCTCCAACTGTGAAGATGTAAGCTGAGTTAGATCCAGCACCTGTTACTGTACATGTTCCAGCGGATGCATTTTGAGCAGCAGCAGCTTTTGCATATCGTCCTCCATAAACATCTTCAAACCATTTAAATTCTGGATTTCCTGTAACAGCTTTCATTATGCTTGAACCTTGCCATGCTTTTCCATCCCAAACTTTACCAACGTTAGTCAATAATGTTACAAGAGGATGCTTGTTAGGTTCTAATAAAAAGATTTTATCAACAGCGTCGATAATTAATCTTCCTTCGGCAGAAGAAACGGATGTGTCTCTTGCGCCTTGTACTCCGCCAGTGTCTACGCCATCATGGGTAGGTTCTGTGTAGTATGGGTATTCAGCCATAATTTTTTTTTAAATATGAATTAAGTATTAACCACCGAAAAAAGTGTTAGGGTTAGGTCTTCCGGCAATAAATGAGTCAACGGCAGGCTTACCGTCTGGAGAATATTGTGCAGATTGTCCACCTCCTGCGGCATTCAAAACTGCTTCTTTATTCTTCTCTGCAGCGACTTCCTCTGCAATATTTTTAGCTTTATCTTCTGACATCTTGCCTTTTACCGCATAGTATGCGACTTCAATATCAGTGACATTGGTGTGATCATCTAACCACTTATCAACATCGGTAGCATATTCCTGAAAATCAGGAGTGTTCTCTATAAATTTTTGTGAGTATTCTTGAAAAGACTCAAGACTTGCTTTTTCCTCAAAATCCTTTCGGAATTTGTTTACTTCAGTCTCAACTAACTTTGCTACTTTCTCTGGAGTTGCCAAATCATAGGCTTTATCTCCGAGTTTTTCTTTTACAACTTCGTTAGCTTTTTCTACAACTGCAGCATCTTTAATATCAACTCTTCCTTCAACAATAGCATCTGCTATATCTTTATCGATTTTGCCATCTACAATCGCCTGAACTAATTCAGGTGATGCATCAAGCTTGTCTAGCAATGGTGCAATATTTTGAAAGAACTGACGGTACTCTCCAAGTTCTTCTCCTTGTGTCCCAATTCGAGACTCCAATTCTTTATAGGAGCTAGACTTGTCACCCTCTTCACCTCCTGTCGGTTTATTCGTCTGCCCTTCTGGTGCACCCGGGTTAGGGGTTGGAGAAGGAACGATTGGGTTACCCGCTATTGCATCTGAAGCTTTTACATCAGGTACTTGTGCGGACCCGTCTTTAGGATTTTCCATAATTTTATTCATATTTAAATTTATTAACTTTTGTTATTATACCTTAGTACTATTTTTTTGTTCTTCTTTTCCTTTTTCTTCTTCAGATTTATTAGTAGAACTACGTCTAGCTGTTAATTTTTCTACTAAACCTAATAGTGCATCTTTTTTTTCTCCGATATTCTTTCTATCTTTCATTGCATCAAATATACCTGTTATTTTACTTTTCATATTATTTTTTTAAAAATTACTTCTTAGATCTTTTAATATATTTATATTTAAATCTATCTCCAAGTTTTTCTTTACCCTTGAATTTAGACAATAAACTTTTTAAAGATCTCCTCTTAGTTAAAGCACTAACTGCTTTGCCTGGTAATTTAGATGCTGCCTTAGCTCCTCTAGCTGTAGCACTAATACCCTTAGCAATTCCTCCAACACCGACTATGCCAGAAATATTCCATCCTACTCTTGCAGCGCTTTTTAAAGCATCCTTTCCTGATGTTTTATCTGGGACATACTTCCTATCTTTTTTCTTTGTATACCTCTTAGCTAGTTTAGATCCTGCATAATCAGCTAAAGCTGAACCGCCAGATAGTTTATTAACTTTCTTAGCAGCTCCCATTACTCTCTTATTAAAGACGAGTTTTTTTAATGCATCGTATTTTTTTCCCATAAAAATTTAAATAATTTATTACTATATTTGACCTTCTGGATTTGTATTAGTATTCTCTTCTTCTTTAGAAACTTCTTTCTTCTCTGCATTTAAATCTATAACATAATTTTCAATATCACATAACCCAGATAGAGCTCCTTGAGACCATGAAATTAAATGTGGATCTTGAATAGGATTTGCTGTTCTTAATCTTGAATCTAGTAATATAGTTCTGATACTTATGTATTTCAGCATAGCAATCCACTCATCATTGTTAATGAAACCTTTCAATAGTGATTCCATCATAGCCGGAGTCATCTCGACTATCTTATCGTTTACTTCCTTAGTGAAATAAGTGTTCACACCAGAAGGACTTTGCTCAACTTTTTTCTCTTCTTCTACCTTTTTTTCTTTTTTCATATTATTTTTTAAATTTATTAATATCCCCAAATTCCTAATCTACTTACTGGAGGTGGTGTATTATACCCTGGTCCACCTGCTCCCTGCGGAGGCATTTCTGGTACAGCTATTGGTGCTCCTCCTTGTGGCGCTCCTCCTTGTGGCATCATTTCAGGCATTGGAGGTTGTGCTCCACCTTTACTTTCTTGTATCTTAGCTAAAATTTCTTTGATATCTCCACCAGAAGTAGGGTCTTGACTAGCTCCTGGTGCTGGTGCTTGAAGTTCTGATTGATCTACACCATTCAAACTATCCCATTCTTTAGAATAATTTTTATATGCTCCTATAACAGCCTTGACTCCGTTAACCATTTCGTTAACACTTCTCCCTGGTTTATTCAAAAGATTAGACATCATCTTTTCTAAGAGTTGTCTTTTTAAACCATCTGTTTTACTCCCTCCTGAAGATTCCTCTATAGGTTCTTCCATATCCTCTTCTGGCATCGGCTCTGAACCAAGTCCACCCATTTCAGGCATTGGTTGAGGCATACCGCCATCTGATGGCATTCCTCCTGTATTCATTGTAGCTGTTGGATCTTCTGGGCTTACTGGAACACCAGCTCCCATATCTTCCCCTATTTGACTCATATCCATAATTTTTTTATTAGTTGTACTTATAATATATCACAGTACTATTTTCCCTTCTGTGGTGATAACGCTCTATTCAAAATATTTGATTGCATACTAGTAGTATTCCCTGATGGAATATTAGTATCTACATTCCCTCCTACTTTTCTATTGTGACCAGCTATATTAGGCATTCCAGAATTATTGCTCTTATCATCCATAGGTACGCCCTTAACAGTAGGTGGAGTTCCACCGCTCAATAATAAATTTACTGGATTAGCAAACTGAGAATAATTACTTCCTCTACTATTATATGATTCACCAGTTTTTCTTAAATGTTTAGTGACATAATTCAAAGATGACTTTGGCACAAGATTTCCATATCCTGGTCCTCCCTTTCCATCATAACCTGGGCCACCTTGTCCTTGTGGTGGCATTGGTGCTCCTGGCAATCCTGCAGGTGGAGTTGTTGGAGACATAGGAGGCATTGCTGTATCACCACCTTGCGGAGCTGATCCATCTTGAGGTAATGGTTGTCCATTTGGTCCTACTTGCCCTTGACTTGCTTCTGCTGCCTTATCTTCTTCTGATTTAGTAACACCGTCTAAAGACCATCCCCAATCTGATATAACACGGGATGTAAGTTTCTGAGGGTCAACAAATGGTAAGTTAATAAGCAATTGGTAAAGATCCATATCCTGTTTCTTCTTCACTTCATCCTGACCAGCTATAGCTGGAAGAACCTTAGCTTTATAATCAAAGTATCCGTTTAGATCATCTTTCTCTATTAGAGGAAATTCAGGTTGACCTTTTTCACCAATTATACGGATGTTCATATCCTTAGTAAATAACTGCCTTCTTAAATCCATCCAATATCTTAAGACATCAGCATATGCGTCTCCTAAATGGTTAACAAACATTCTAACACGTTCAAGTGTTGATTCTCTCAAATGTCTAACTTCTGTAGCACTTCCTGCTCCGCCACCGACACCTTGTGAGAAATCATCTACACCGGATGCGTATTGCATATCTCCCTTCAATAGTTCTTCTTCCTTATATGCAGATGGTTTGATATCGCTAAATTGTATTTCTCTAACTCCATTAGGATCTATAGAATAAATAATACCGAAAGGTCTTGTGACCAATTCATCCTTATTAACATTAGCTAGTGGATTAACAATCCACATCTTATGTATAGAAAGCGTTGCAGCATCTAAACGTTGATTCTTTACAAGATTCAACATTATTTGTGGGCTCTCTAATATAAGTGGTAATCCATATCCTTCGAACTCTCCAGGAATCTTTAAATAAGAAGCATCGATAAAAGGAGCTTCTTTGAAATCCATAGGAATAGGCATAAACCCATCTTTAAAAATAGGTACATAACTACCTCCTACCATTACAGCATATGCATCATCGAAAGGTCTCCACCATTCGAATACTTCATACATAGTTATATTATCATCTTGAGTATTATTATATTTATCTGTTCCTCCACCATCACCATATCCCGCAGTAGCTGCAGCTAATCTTGTCGTACGTGAATGAGTAGTTCTAACTTCTTGTCTAACTTTTGCATAATCAGTTAAATCTCCTCCATTAGAATCCATAGCCATTTTCATCCTTTTTTTATCAGCCATTGGATATCGTCTTCTTATTTCACCTTCTGTTAAAACTAACCGTTTAAACCAAAACTGTTTACTTAATCTAGCTGTATTGTGCCAATCATACCAAAGAGCATAATTATCAACCCACTCACACATAGGTCCATCAAAGAAAGTTCTTTCTTCTTCTTTCCATACATATTTAGAACTTGATATATCTTTAGTACGTAAAAACTTTTGTTTTCTAACATCCTTTTTCCAACTAACCTGCAAAAAACCTAACCCATATATAAGAGTAGCTCTTACGAAGTCCTCGTTAGTAGAATCCATCTTAGCTCTCTCCCAATCGAATTCCATTAACTTAACCTGCTTCTCAGCTTTTTCTTGATCATCTTGGTTTCTTCCAGCCACAGTAAACTCAGGTCTTGCGTCAACAATACGAGGGACCATAGTTTCTACAGCAGATTGTATATAAGGTATCTGTACATTACTCTGCCATTTCTTTATCTGTTTCTGTCTATCACCACCGTATGCTATATAGAGTTTATAAGACCTATCAAGTCTTGGCTTGATTACTTGTAAGAAATATTTTTTTGCATCCTCCATCTGTAAATGAAAAACCCGAAGGAGTTCTTCCTCCTTTTTTCCAAAAGCCGATGCAGAATAGATCTGTCCTATCTTTTTCATACTAAAATTGTATCAAAGTACCTATTTTATTTTTATTTTCCACTTTTTTTCTCAAAAACGGCCCCTAACATGCAAATTCGTCTGGTAAAATGCTATCAGTATCAATTTGTTCAAGTTTTCCTGCATACATGACTTTAAAACCTTGAAAACCTATAGCAGACGCAAAAATGCAATTATGCACTAGAATATTATTAGCAAAATACTCATGACACTCAGATATTTGAAGATTATATACTCTTTCTTTTTCTCCTCTTGAGTTTCCATGATTCGTTTGTACATTTTCTGCTACAAAAAATAGCTTTTCGGATGCTCCTACATTGGAATTTTTTACCGCAAATAATGCAAATTTCTTCACGAATCTTATATTTTTTATTGAAGTGATCAGACTGATGTTTCTTAGCTGATAACGAAATAAGGTTACAAGGTTCATTATTAAAAGTATTCCCGTCTTTATGATGTATTTGATACCCTTTTTTAATATCTCCGAAATTATCAATCCATATTTGTCTATGCAAAGAAACTGGTGAAGATTTCCACTTATCATGTCTCCAGAAATAGCACCGAAGATGTCTTCTTTTTGAATTTTGGTATCTATTATATTTTTTTTTTCTGTATACGATAGTTTCTCTATCTTTTGTTTTGATTGATTCCATACATGTAGTTTATCATCTTTGCCGACTAATTGCAAGTCTCTTTGCCCCCCATCAGCTAAAATTATAGGGTGGCTTCCTGTACCACGGAGTCCTATATTAGTAATCACGTTTTTCATCCTGTTTCTAGTAAATGATACAGGTTTGAAACCAGCTCTAGTTAAAACTAAATCTCCAACTTTTATATCTTCTATATTTATCTGACCTTTGTTTGTCGTTATCTTAGTTCCCTTAACGAAACAATCGTCGTGATATCCAGAGTTAGAAACCATGTCTCCTGCATCATTAAAGATGAAAGTTAACATCTCATCTAAAGTTTTCTCTGTATGTATCTTAAGACTGCTGTCAGCTAACGCTGCTCTCAAATCATCAATCATTAGTGGCCTTGTAACTTTAGTAGTCTTCCATCCCATACGATCTCCAAATGAAGTTCCCATCGTATCCATCTTAACTACTGGTCTAAAGTATATAGAAGGATACCTTTTATTCTTCAAAGCAGTCACTGTTGTCAGGCCATGGTTATTTATTTCTACAACCATAAGAGCATTATTGTAAATCCTTCCCCACTTATCAAGAAATTCACCGAATTTATCTGGTGGCATATGCCCTCTCCAAAAAGCCACTTCATTCCCAGACTGTCTTTCATATATAGTGAATACAGAGAAATCTCCTCCTAGGACACCCTCAGCTACATCGGCTCCTACGATATATTGTTTATCAGATTCAGGTTTAAAGTATGTGATCACATTATCATCATCTTCTTCAACAACACTTTCTTCCCCCTTATCGTTCTTTACTTTATCACCTGGCTTTAAAACAAGTTTCCTTAATCTCTTTATAAGTTTAGATGCAAATACTGGACGACCAGATGATAGGAAATCTAAACCATACTCCTGTGCAAAACGCATAGGATTATTGATACGTCTTCTAATAACGTCAATCTGCTCTTGATTATATCCCCACCACCATCCATACTTCTTCTTACAGTAATCATTGTCTGACATCCACATTCTATGGTATTGGTTACCCATACCGTTCGGGGTTGACTCAATGATAATCTTACCATCTGCTGGAACAGCATTTTCAATAGCCAACATCTTCTCTCCAGCTTTTTCCCAAAAAGCTAACTCAGTGCAAAGCACATTATGTAATGTATATCCACGACCTACATTTTCAGATGAAGGTAGCACTAATATCTTTGAGTCAATAGCTGGGAAACTGATCTCATACTTAGAGTTATAAGAAATCTGAGGTCTTATTGACTCAGGTGTTGTTCTATAAAATGTCTTTACTTTATCTAAAAGTTCAGCTGTTAAATCAGAGTTATATCCAATCAAGGCTGTATTTGTTCCAGGTGTTGTAATAGTCTTATGGTATAAATAACCTACAGCAGCTGTTGAAAATCCAATCTGTCTAGCTTTAAGTATAATAACCCGAGGGTGTATATTAATAGCATTGAACAAATCCTTTTGAGCTTCATTAAGAATAAAAGGCCTAAGACCAGGAGTCTTTCCTTTTATACGAGTAAAGCTTTCCAAATAGAATTTTGGATCAAGTAATCTATCTAATTTCATATATTATTTTTATCATTTATTTCGTGTCATAAACACTACCAGTCCCGGCTACATCAGCCTCATCTTCTTCTAATTGTTTTTCTGATTCAGGAATTTCCGGTTCTTTAATTTCGTATGTGTCAGGTCCAGCTAATTTATCTCCTCCTGATTTTTCTTCTTCTATCTTTTTTAATAAAGCTTCTTCCCAAGTACCTGATGAACCCGGACCATCTTCGTCATACTTATCCATACCAACAGATTTCAACAATGTCTGATACGCTTTTAATCTATCACCGTCTTTTTCTCCAGTTGATGCTATATTCTTTATACCTTCAGTGATGAAGTCAAATGATATACCTTTCCTAGCAAGAGCTTCATGGTATTCCTTTCTCATAGCTAACTTATCCAATGTTCTATATACTTCAGCTACTGTCTTAACACCAATCATCTGCTTTAATTTTTTAGGGTCCTGAGTAATTTCAAGCGCCTTTAAAAGAAACATCTGTTTAGTTTCATCCTTAGCTCCACTTGTATATGTGTTCCTAGAATACAGGATAGGTCTAAGCCTTATTTTTTCTTTTTCCATAATTATATTAAGTTAAACATTAATTTATCATTTTCCCATAACTTTTTTAAATCATTATTTCTTATATATGTAGAACCAAATCTACCGACTGTAACGGTATACTTCTCACGACCTTTTTCTAGATTATATCCAACTGCCCAGTTTACAACAAAATTAGTGAACTCTGCATATAACATTTTTTTATCCTCTACCTCTTGAAGCAGTTCTAATCTGTTATCCATTTGATATACAAAGAACATATGATCAACACTTACATTATTATAAGGGAACTTATATTTTTCAGGAGTCTTGAATGGATCATCCAATAAGAAATCTGGGAAAAATTCATTTAGATATGTAGATATAGGAGTAAAACAAAAATTAGCCGTAAGAACACCTTGATTGTTCCCTACAGCTATCTTCATTAATTTACCAATAGCGGTATCACTCCAATGGCCATTTCCCATTCTTTTTCTTCTTCTGATACCGTGGTCTGTTATTTGTTGCTCTAACCATATTTGTCTAACAACAGTATTAAACATTGATAGGTGAGCTTCTTTATAAAAATTACGGAACCTTAAAATTAAATCATCTAATGATCCGTCGACTGAGTCTATATTGTCTGAGTACTTATCCCAGCTATCTATCTTATGCAGATCCTGGCTGACCTTCGGGTATTTCTTCATTTTGATTAATATTATTCATATTATTTTCATCTTGTGGAGCTTCCATTGATTCTCCACCCATAAGTTGATCCATAGCTTTCTCAAAATTTTCAGCAAGTTTTGGATTTCTTTTTTTGACATTCATTATAAAAGAAGCTACAGATTCTCTGCTATTCAAATCAACTCCTGCCCTTTGCAAACTTTTAAAAACTTTTTGTAATGTTTTCTGTCTATTGAGATCTGATTTTTGTCCAGAAGCGAATCTTGTTGCTCCTACATTATCTATCTCACCTTTAACTTTCCCAATAGCATCTAATAAAGTCTGTCTTTGCTCTGGTGTTATTGGTTGGCTATTTCTATCTATTGCTTGAACATTAGGATCCATTTTATCGTTAGGGTCCATTGGTTGTTGTTGTTCTGGCATATTCATATACTTGGCTTATTTAATTATTTCTTTTTATTATAAAATGTAGTATTAACAGGTGTAGTAGAGACTCCAACAGTAGCTCCAAGAGCCCTTGCAGTTCTGGATACTTTTCCTTCTTTCCCAGAAATACCTAATTGGTTCTTTCCTTCCTTTGCCATAGCTAATTGTCTCCACCTATAACTTGGGATATATTTAGCTGCTGCTTCTGGAGTTAATAATCCTAAGTAATTAGTAATATTTGGAACAACTGCTTCACCAAGTGTTCTTGTTGCATACCCCATCTTGTTTAAAGCTGATGCGTCTGTTGTATATAGTGGTTGACCAAACTGACCTCTAGGCCGTATTGATTCTCCTAGTATAAGAGGTTGAATAAAATAATCGAATAAAACACTCCCTG